GGAGACCTAGCATGAGTGAGATAAAAACAGATAAGCTTACTGGCACAGGTACTGCTGGCGTTATTGTAGTAACAGGTGAAGGTAATAGCACGACTACTAGCTTGCAACAGGGTCTAACAAAACAATGGTGCGCTTTAAATGGAACAGGGACTATTGCAATTCTTGATTCTTTTAATGTCAGTAGTGTAACTGACGTTACTACTGGAACTTATGGCTTTGTTTGCACATCTAATTTTTCAAGCGCAAATCATACCCCAAGTGGTGAAGTCGTAGCTGTAGGTAATTATTCTTCCATTGATTTAACTAACGCACCTGTGACTACAGGAATGAGTGGCTTAAGATGTTTTAATATAGGTGCGACTGGAATTGACAGTGCTTTTGTAAGTTATCAAAGTTGTGGAGATCTAGCATAATGGCAAATGGAAAAATAAAAGCAGATACGCTAGAGCATAGCACCGCTGGCGCACTTGATACATTGTATGTTGTTAGTGGAAGTGCAAAGGCGTGGATTAATATAGATATGATAAACGCAGTTACACTTGATAGTCTTAATAGTAGTGGAATAACTGATGTTAGTACAGGTGTGTTTAGAGACCATCTTGCCGCAGCCCTTGTTAATGCAAACTATGCAGTAACAACATCTGCAATGGACCCAACAAAAACTGCAAGTGGTGGAACAAACAGAACTGCTGATGGTACGCCATCAAGCACTACACAATTTGTTATGAGGGCATCCGCATATGATAACACCGCAAATGATGTTCCTGCCGCAGCGGGTACAGCAAACGGAGACTTAGCATAATGAAGACACCAGAGTTTCAAGGCACACACCTATTTGACAGACTATGCTGGGCAAAAGAAAACCTAGATAGCGTACAGTCTGACTATCGTGTAGTTTATGAAGACAGTGTAGATGAGTGCGCTAAGATATTGGTTCCTGACCCTAACTGGATGGCAGCAGCTATGCAAGGCGGCATCTTACCTCCCGTAGAAGTATACCACGAGTTAGCAAAGGATGAAGCACAACCTAACTTTACAAAACATACCCGTGGCTATTTACTACATGAAACACAGCCTATTGATGCTATGACTGAGGAAGAAGCTATTGAGTACCTTATAAAAAAAGATTGCCCACAAGCAGTGTGGAAAACATATAACGAAGGTAACCGCCTTAAAATGGTTATCTGTAAAAAAGAACAATTACCTCAAACTAGAGAATGGCGAAACGCATGGAAGATCGATCAAGATCTAATCGCTGCATAGGAGAAATAAATGGTAGATACATATATTAAGGTAGGTGATCAAACTCCTCTTGCGAGTTCTGTTACTGTACCTACAGACCGTAACTTCCGTGGTGCTTGGGTTCTTGACGGAACTGTAATCTCGGAAGATATGACTAGCGCAAAGGCTATATTTAAAGATAAAGTAAGAGAAGTACGTAAGCCACTGTTAGAAGCTAAAGACGTAGAACTTATGAAGGCGCTTGAAACTAGCGCAAGTACAACAGCTATTGCTACAGCTAAAAACGCACTTCGCGATGCACCAGCAGCTTCAGCTATTAATAGTGCAGATACAATTACAAAGCTAAAGGCAGCTTGGGATACATCATTACTTGGTGATAGCCCTTACTAGTAGGAGGCTATAATGGCATTAAGTAAAATAAAAAGTGATAGCATGACTGATAATGCTATCCAGAGTAATAGAAATTTTATAATTAATGGTGCGATGAAGGTGGCGCAAAGAGGTACAAGTGCCGTAGCTGCTGGTGCTGGTACTTATCCTAGTATTGATAGATTTAAGGCATGGGAAGACACAGATGGTGCGTTTACTGTAGAACAGTCTACTACTGCACCCGCTGGATTTACTACATCTTTGAAAGCGCAAGTGACAACTGCTGACACAAGTTTGGCAGCAGCACAGTACGCACAACTTAGCCATCAGATAGAGGCGCAAAACCTTCAGCATTTAAAGTACGGCACAAGTAGTGCAAAAACATTGACTTTATCTTTTCATGTGCGTTCTAGTAAAACAGGTTCGTACAGCATTACTCTTTATAAAGATGATGCGACTAAATACTTGTTTAGCAAAAGCTACACAATAGATAGTGCAAACACTTGGGAAAAGAAAATAATTACAATAACGCCTACGGCTGGTAGCACATCATTTATTACCTCTGCTGCAGGGGCTATAGCTAATGACAATGGCATTGGTTTTTATGTTTTCTGGAATTTAGCTGGCGGCACGACTTACGATGATGCAACTGATAATGCTTGGTCATCTAACACAAATCATTTTCATACAAATAGCCAAGTTAACTGGATGGATAACACTAGCAACAACTTTTATCTTACTGGAGTACAGCTTGAAATCGGAGATGTAGCCACCGCTTTTGAGACAGAGGACATAGGAACTACGTTATCCAAGTGTCAGAGGTACTTTTCAAAAAGTGATTTTCAAAGCGTTGTTCCAGCACAGGGTTCAGATAATAAATCTGTTACAACATCTATTGATATGGCAGCGGGTTTGTTAAGAACTACTGCTATTCCTTTTCCCTTTTATATGAGAACTGCACCTACAGTTACACCACTAAAAGAGGGTGCAGCAGGAGGTGGTAGCAATGGTCAGTGGGCCTATTATCAAGCTGGCACTTGGACATATAACTCATTTAGTGCAGGTACAATATCAGAGCAAATGTACACTGGGCATACTACTGGTGGTGCTGGGGATGGACAAGCCTATTATACACACATTAACTGGACAGCAGACGCGGAGTTATAATAATGAATATTACATCAGCAAAATATGTAAAAGATAAACCTAATGACACTGTTTCTGTAGTTACTGCTAATATTAATGGTGAAATTGTATATGTCCCTATGAATCCAGCCAACACACACTACGCAGAAATCCTACGTCAAGTAGAAGCTAAGACCCTAACAATAGAGGAGGCTGACTAATGCCATATGTAGGCAAACAACCCCTCGCAGGGGACTTTAAAAAACTAGGCGCACTCACAGCATCTGCTACAGCTACGTATGCACTTACTTTTAATAGTGCTGCATTTACGCCAGCTAACGCAGAGTCTTTGATTGTGTCGCTTAACGGTGTAACACAAGCACCTAATGACGCTTATAGTGTCAGTGGTAGTAACATTGTGTTTGCCTCTAACCTTTCTTCTTCAGATAGCATTGATTATATTCTCGCGCTAGGAGAAGTAGGTAATAGTACAGTACCAACAGATAACTCAGTTACTACAGCAAAGCTCAGTAGCACTATCAGTCGTGGTGGTGTAGCTAATATTCGTGTTAACCCTAACAGCCTTACAGATAATACAACGATTGCTAGTGGTGAGAATGCTCTTGTAGCAGGACCATTTACACTTGCAGCTACGTTAACTGTCAACGGCACATTTACGGTGGTGTGATATGAGTAAACTTTTTGTAGATGATATTGCCAATAAAACTGGTGGACAAAATTTAGTTATTAAAAATGGAACAAATACTGCGCTGACTATTGATAGCACTGGACGTATTGCAACACCAGCTAGGCCTTCTTTTGGTGCAAGAGGTTATGTTGGCGCAGTAACAGGACAGGGTTATCAAAGCACTAGTTACTTTGGTGTTATAGATCATAATGTTGGCAATTATTTTGAAAATAGCAGCACTACTGGTGCTAAGTTTACTGCACCTGTTGCTGGTGTTTATCATTTTATTCATTTTATGGGATTACGGGGGGCGCATAACAACTTTTGTTCAATTCATTTAGATAAAAACGGTGCGTTATATTTGGATGGTTGGGACACAAGTACACATGGCTCAGTGCATGGACACATAACTGTTTCAGCTTATATGCAGTTAGCAGTTGGAGATATAATAAGGGCTGGTTGGTATACTCCCTACAATGCTCCATCAACAGGAACTAACTACGGCGGCTTTAGCGGCTGCTTTATGGGATAGGAGGATAACATGGCTTCAATAATCGGAGTGGAAAACCTCCAACATACTAACGGTACTACAGCGGCTACTGTAGATAGCAGTGGTCGTATTCTTCAACCAGCTAAACCAGCGTTTCATGCTAGACTAACTTCAGGCAGCACTGAAGGAAAAACAGGTACGCTTGTTTTCAATTCAGAAGATTTTGACATTGGTGGAAATTACGATACGTCAAATGGGCGTTTCACTGCGCCAGTTTCGGGAATCTATTATTTTGCTTTTGATGGGCTTTGCGCGGGAAGCACTGGTGGTGCTGCATTAGCTGCTGGTAATAACGCAATGGTTAGCTTTATTAAAAATGGTTCAGAGGGTACATTTAGTACGAGGTCTTATAATTATATAACTGGGGGAACACAATATAACACTATGAACAGGATAGATTGTATTCAACTTGCCGCCAACGATTACGTTCAAGTTAAAGTAATTGCACAGTATATATACGTTGATGCAACTAATCTTTATGGGCCAGCATTTCAAGGCTTTTTAATAGGATAGGAGATACAAATGACAAGTATATTAAAAGTAGACTCCATCCAAAATGCGGCTGGTACTGTAATTATGCCAGTAATGGCTGGCGGGATTATTCAAACGCAATACACACAATTAACCACAGCGGCAACTCAAGCATGGAGTGCAAACACACCTACAGCGTTTACCGATTTAACTGTAAATATTACGCCAACAGCAACAAGTAGTAAAATTAAGTTAGAATGTCATATTGCAGGTGAGTTTGCCAGTGATTCCGCTACTTTTGACCACGTTGTGTTTTTCTACAGAGACACAACTGCTTTAAAATTTACTGGTTCTACTTCAGGTTCAAAGGTTGGCATTTCTGCTATAACAAGAACCCATTACGCCGAGGATGACAACAGCACTGGTGAAGTTGGTTACTTTACTTATTTTGACAGTCCAAACACGACATCACAAATTACTTATAAGCTAGGTATTGTTTCAAACATTGCCACAACTTTTCATATTAACACAACTGTGAGTAATGATGAGTATTTTGTAAGCAACATTGCGGCAACAGAAATAGCACAATAGGAGACAGATATGGCATTAACAAAATTAAACAATCAGTCTCTTAGCGCAGTAACAGCGGCTGGATTACCAGCAGGTAGTGTGTTGCAAGTTGTTAGTAATTTTATTACATCTGATTTTAATACAGCAAGCACAAGCTTTGTAACAACAGGTCTTGCACAAGCTATAACGCCTTCTTCAACTTCTAGTAAAATCCTTGCTACCGTTAGTATCGGTAGTTGGTATGTTGGTGGTTCTGGCGGTTCTGCTGTTGCTACTGTTTATCGTGGGTCAACTAATATAGGAAATGGTAATTCGGGTCTTATGATGATTGATAACGATGCCTTAAATATTCCATGTTCAACCCAAGTTTTAGATAGTCCTAGCACAACAAGCGCAACAACTTACACGGTGTATGTTAAAACAAGCGGTGTGACAACTTATGTTTCATACAGCAGCTATGGTCACTTTACAATTACCCTCATGGAAATCGCTGGATAATGAAAATGTCACAGGAAGTTTCACCAGAACTACGAGTTGCTATAGAGCTAGAAGCACACGAAAAAGAATGTGCTGTACGTTATAAAGCAGTAGAAGATAAACTATCAGGTCTCGACAAAAGACTGTGGAGACTTGAAGCAATGATAATGGGGTCAACGGTAATAGTCGTTGGCTTAGCATCCTCTCTCTTAATGAAAATGTGAGGTTAATAAAATGATCGCAGAAACAATGGCAGGTATAGCTTTAGTTAAAGGCGCGGTTGATGGTATCAAAAGTATGATTGGCACTGCCAATGATGTAAGCGAAATAGCTGGTTATATAGATAAGTTGTTTGAGGGCGAGAAACAAGTACAACAACAAAGAAATAAAAAAGATGGAGTAGATAACTTTGGAGGTATCGGAGGCGTAGCATCTGAAGTTATTGATGCAAGACTAGCTGCAGAAAAACTCCAGGAAGTAGCTTCTTTAGTTGATATGCGGTTTGGTCATGGTACATGGAAATCAATTGTTGATGAACGAGCTAGACGTATTAGAGAACAAAAAGAAAAAGTTGCAGCATTTAAAAGAGCACAAAGAATAAAAGCACAAGAACGAGAGGATTTAATAAAACAAATCCTAATTGCTGTTAGTTGTATAATTGCAGTAATAGGAATAATTATAGCTATGGCTGTATCAGTAGCTAAAGCAACATGAGGAGATTAAAATGTTTGAAGTATTAGTATTAGTTTGTTTAGCATCAAACCCTAACACATGTTTTGAGTTAGAAGATACAAGGGGTCCGTATGAAACAAGAGAACAATGTGTAGCCCGTTCAATAGAAATGCGTGAATTTATAGATGAAATGCCAGATCATATACCTCAAGCATATAAGTGTGTACACCATGAAATAAAAACCCCAGGAGTAGCAACATGATATCTGCACTAATAGGCCCTGTTACAGGACTACTAGATAAATTTATTCCTGACGCTGACGAAAAAGCAAGGATTGCCCACGAGCTTGCAACAATGGGTGAGAAACACGCACAAGAATTAGCACTTGCTCAAATAGAAGTAAACAAAGCAGAGGCAGCTTCAGGCTCTATATTTAAGGGCGGCTGGAGACCAGCAGTTGGGTGGGTCTGTGCGTCTGCTTTTGCCTACCACTTTGTTTTACAGCCTATCCTGCTCTTTGTAGTAGCCTTAACAGGTACTCAGCTACCTACCCTACCTGAGTTTGATATGAGCACGTTGTTGCCCGTCTTAGGCGGTATGTTGGGTATTGGCGGTTTACGTAGCTATGAAAAGAAACAAGGACTAACAAAATGAATATAGATAAATTAAGAGAAGAACTTAAAACTGACGAGGGTTGCAGGTATGAAATTTACTTGGATCATCTTGGTCTCCCTACACACGGCATTGGTCATCTTATTTTATCTAGCGATATGGAATACGGACAAGCAGTTGGCACACCAGTCTCAGAAGATAGAGTCAATGAGTGTTTCGCTAAAGATGTCGAAACAGTGTTATCGGAGTGCAAGAGGTTATATTCCAACTTCGAACTTTTGCCTGAGGAAGTCCAATTAATTATTGCTAATATGATGTTTAATATGGGTAGACCTCGGCTTAGTAAGTTTGTAGGTATGAGAGCCGCTGTAGACTCTGGTGATTGGCATAGGGCTGCAGTAGAAATGGTTGACAGTAAATGGTATCAACAGGTTACAAATCGGGCTGATCGACTTGTACAAAGAATGAGAGCAGTGTAATAGTATATACCCCTTATAGAAAAAATCTATTCAAATAAGAGGTAATAATACCATGAGAAATGTAGAGTACGCTGGACCAATAACATCTATTTCTGAAGAGATTGATGCAATGAAGTATCGTCAAGAGGGTGAGTCTTTTGATGATAAAGTAAAACGCATGGCAGGAGCACTTAATGATACTCCTGAGCATCAATTAGAACTAGAGGACATCTTTGGAAACATGAGGTTTCTACCAGCAGGTAGGGTTCAAAATGCTATGGGCAGTAGGCGTATTACTACAGCTTTTAATTGTTTTGTTAGTGGTGTTATTGAAGATAACATGAAGTCTATAATGAAACGTGCTGCAGAAGCTGCAGAGACTATGCGTAAAGGTGGTGGTATTGGATATGATTTTAGTAGACTCAGACCAAGGGGCGATCATATTAACTCTCTCGATTCTCAGTCTTCTGGTCCTGTTTCTTTTATGGGGATCTTTGATGCAGTGTGCCAGACAATTGCTTCTAGCGGTCACAGGCGAGGAGCACAAATGGGTGTCCTTCGTATTGACCATCCTGACATACTCGATTTTATTCGTGCTAAACGTAACAGTGATAAACTCACCGGATTTAATATCTCTGTCGGGATTACAGATGCCTTTATGGAAGCTTTGGATAACAATACCGAGTACGAGCTTTTGTTTGATGGTGTTGTGCGTGGCACTCTATCAGCCCAAATGGTATGGGATGAGATAATGAACTCGACCTGGGATTGGGCAGAGCCTGGGGTTTTGTTTATTGATCGTATACAAGAGATGAATAACTTATGGTACTGTGAGACTATTGAAGCCACTAACCCATGTGGTGAGCAGCCGTTGCCCCCGCAAGGCGCATGTTTATTAGGTTCCTTTAATTTAGTAAAATACCTTGATAAGAGTGCTGGTAAGTATACATTTAACTTTACACAGTTTAAGAAAGATATTCCACATGTAGTACGTGCTATGGATAATATTATTGATCGTACAATATATCCGCTTAAAGAGCAGTCTGATGAGGCTAAAGACAAAAGACGTATGGGATTAGGTGTTACTGCGTTGGCTAACGCTGGTGAGCTTTTAGGATACCCTTACGCTTCTCCTGAGTTTCTTAACTGGACTGAAAAAGTTTTTGCTTGTTTAAGAGACAATTGTTATAAGGCATCTGCTTTGTTAGCAAAAGAAAAAGGTGCATTTCCTATGTATCGTCCAGAGTATTTAAAGTCTAACTTTGTACGTACTTTACCTGCATCTGTTAAAAAGGAGATTAGAGAATATGGCATACGCAACAGCCACCTCACTAGTATTGCTCCTACTGGTACTATCAGCCTTGTGGCAGATAATGTTACTGGTGGAATAGAGCCTGTATTTAGTCATTATTATGATCGTACTATTCAGACATTTGAAGGGCCTCGTGTAGAACGTGTAGAAGACTATGCTTATTCTAGAGGGGTAGAAGGGAGGACATCATCTGATATTTCAGTTCAAGATCACTTAGCGGTATTGCTGTTGTCTCAACATTATATTGACTCAGCATGTTCTAAAACTTGTAATGTGGGAGATGATGTGTCATATGAAGATTTTAAACAAGTGTATGTTGATGCCTGGAAGGGCGGGGCGAAGGGATGCACTACGTTCAGGATCAGTGGAAAACGATTTGGTATCTTTAACGAAACCGTGGAAGCGGAAGAGAAGGTATCTAGCACGAATGAGGAAATGGTTGAAGAAAAGGGAAAGGTTGAGGCTTGCTTTATCGACCCGCTTACAGGCCAGAAAGAGTGCGCTTAGTAATTAATTAACGGAGGAGTAACATGGCAGAAGAAACAGTTTCTGTTACCGATATCGCATCGCAAGGGGTTATCATTGATACTCCTCCTGTTGCCTTAGCACCAAACGTATTTACAGATGTACGTAATGTTAGATTTAAAGATGGTGCAGTTCGTAAAATATCAGGAGAACTATTGCTTAATAATATTGTAGAAGATCTTGTACCAGCTAATGAGTTGTTTGGTCAGGTTAGATATTTTGCAGTTTGGGAAAACCCTAATAAAGCACCTCATGGTTGTTATTATATTTGGGTAGTAGATTATGTTCGTGCTGGTATTACTGTAGGACAAAAGGTTTATATACAAGATCACACAGGTACAAAGAAAGATATTACACCTGCTAGTATGACTGATGGATTTGCTTTTACAACACACGGTTGGCAGCATACTTTATTTAGTGGTGGATTTTCTTTTATTATTAACAATGGAATTGATAAACCTCATTATATATTAGATGCTCCAGGAAATACTAATATAAATAATATTACTTTAGCAGAGCTTCCTGGATGGGATAGTTATAATGTACAACAAATAGTACATAGTGATACTTATTTAGCTGGTAATAGTACTGTATTCGATCTTGGTCAAAAAGTAGACTTTACTGCAAACGAAATTTTAGTGACAGGAACAGTTGCTAAAACAGCACAAGCAGGTAGCCCTGCAGGGTCTGGAACAGTTAACGGAACTAACTTTGTTCCTGGGGCATTACCAGGGACTATACCTACAGTAAGTGGTAATAATTTTCAAATATATACTGATACAAGTACTAACACAACAGTAATTATAATTGGAAATTTAACAGCTAATGATACACTTACAGCTACAATTAAATCTAGAAACCCTGTAAATGTACGAGCAGGTATTGTTCAATCGTTTGGCGATTTGCTTGTTGCAGGTGATTTAACTGAAGTTGATTCTGTTACACCAACGACTATTATCCGTAGACTTTCTGGTGTTGTAAGATCATCAGATGTAGCAGTTCCTGGATCAGTACCTAATAACTGGAATCCTTTTGCTGCTGGTGTCAGTACTGCTGATGAATTTACTTTGTCAGAAACTAATGTTATTCAAGAAATGAAATCACTACAAGGTAACATGTATATTTACAGTTCAGACAGTATACACGTTATGCGTCTTACTGGTAATGCTACAGCACCTGTATCTTTTGCACCTAATACAGATGAGTATGGGTGTCTTACTACAGGAGCCGTAGTTGAATATGATGGTAAACATTTTGTAGTAGGCGCTAACGATATCTACACATTTGCTGGAAACCCAGGAAATATACAATCGCTATCAGGTAAAAGAGTAACCCAATACTTTTATAATAACTTAAACCCTATACATGAACGTCAATTGTTTACCCTTCAGAATCATCAAGAAGAAGAAATATGGGTGTGTTATCCTACACTAAACTCAACTGGAGGTGAATGTGATGAAGCTCTTATCTGGAATTATAGAGACAATACGTGGACTATCAGAGACCTTGATGCAGTTGCAGCTGGAGATGTGGGTCCAATTAAGGGTGGTGGTATACCGACTGCAACAATTGCCGCAACAGGCAATAGCGGTAACGCAGGATATACTAATCGCGGTAAAAAAGAAGTTCAAGCTGTAACTATTAACGGTGCTACTCCTCGTGTCACTACAGGAACTAAAGCTGCTAAAACAGTTGCAGTAAGTACTTTTAGTAACTTTACTACTGATGTGTTAGAAGTAGTAGATCTTTCAGTTACAGGTGATACTGGACCAAACACAGTTAATGCTGCAAGCACACTTACATATCCTTCAAGTGCTACATTTACTTATGACAGAAATAAAACTACACATCTTGATGGTGGGGCTAGTGCTGTTATAAACGGTGATAGTACTATTGGTAACGTTAGTTTTCCCGCAAGTGCTATTCTTGGTACTGACTATGCGGATGGTGCTACAATTACTATGACACAGTTTGTTGCAGCAATACGTGATTATATTAACGCAAACAATGCACTTGCTGATTTTACAGCTACAGCATCTTCTAATGTTCTTACATTAACTTCAGATGTCCCTGGACCTCGTGCATTTAGTACTTCTACTTTTGCAGTTTCAGGAAGTGGATCGACAACTAATATCGCACCTAACTCAACAGTTACAGGTATTGGTGTTTATGGGATAACTGCAGCACTTAGTCCTGCTATTTCAATGACAATAACGGCTCCTGCCGTAGGTGGGGTACAAGGTGCAATCAACGAAACAATTACTCTTGCAAAAGGTCTTACTGCTCAAACAGCGATTAGAGATGATATCATTACTAAGCTATCTGCTCTTGCTGTTTTTAATGGCTCTGGTAGTGCTATTTATGGTATTGCAGCTAATGGAAACAACGTAAGGTTTACTTCTGTTAATGGGGGTAATCATAGTGCTTTAAGTATTGCATTTGCAACCAGCTATAGTGGTACAGCATATACTGAAACTACTTTTGGTGGTAATCTTACTGATTCAGTTACAGTAGTAACTACAGGTGTTAATAATAATATACCGCAACCAGTTCTTACAGTAACCTTTCCAGACTCTACAACAAGCTCTACAGTACTTAGTGGTACTCAGACAAGGGCAACAGTTGTAACGGCTGTCAGTGGGCTTATAAACGCCAACAGCGGGTGGTCTACAACTACAGGCACAGGGCTTGTAACAGCTACTTCTGCTACAGTAGGTGTAATAACTAATAATTTTAGCGTAGCAATAACAAGTGCAGGAACATTACCTTCTGGTTTTAGTAGCAGTAATTTTACAGGTGCTCAAACAATAGCAGGTGTAGCAGCGCACACAACAACAGATCGTGTAACGCTTACACCACCTTTAGGTAACCCAATTACAATTAACTTTGATAATACAAGCACATACCCTGCTTATAACCCAGGAACTCAAAATACAGCTGAAGTTACTGCTATACAAATAGCTACAGCCTTACAAGCAGCATGGACAGACACAACTCATTTTACTGTAACTCGTTCTAATGCTGTGTTAACTTTTACAGCTGTAGATCGAAAAGCTATTACAGGTGCATTTGCTTATACAGTAGTTAATGGAACTACAAGAACAGGAACACTGGTATCTCCTCTTATTGCTAATTCGGTATCAGGAAACATTGCAGTTACTGATGGTGTAGACCCTATCTATGCAAAAATGACAAGGGTTACGATTACAATTAACACAACAAGTGGCAGTAGTGTAATCTTTGATAGGCATTACGGTGAAGGGCCAGGAAGACTACTTGATCCTAACTTTACTGCAGCAGCTAATGATGACACTTATGGTGATTCAGGAGCAGCTAGTAATTCAGCGTATCTTGCTTTGTATTATAATGCTGATGCAACTCAAAACGCTGCAGAGTTAGCTAAACCAAATGGTACTGTAGCTACTTTGCAAAGCGCATTACTTGCAGCCTTAGCACAGATTAGTACTAACAATGCATTAATTGTAACACCTGACAGTACGTCAGCACCTACAAGTATTGTAATTAGTCCTAGTCAGTTTAGTTCTACAGCTAACTATGTGACTGCGTTTAGTCCTGCTACACAAGTAGTAGCAGCTAGTGTTGCTCCAACAACAACAGCACTAACTAATGCAGCTGAAGGAACTTTAGTAGCAGCTGGAAGCCCGACTCAAAGCACTACAGGGACATCTATTAGTACTACGTTTGATATTGTAAGACCGTGGTCAAGTGGTCAAACTAACCCTAATAAAATATTTCCTATCTTTGCAGAAAGTGGATACACATCTGGTACATTGTTTAATCGTATTAGGTCAGCTGATCTAGGGTTTGACTTTGGTGGTACACCATACATATCTTATGCAGAGCGAGAACAACTTTCTATCTCGCCTAACTTTGATACAGAAACATTAAGCAGTATTGCTTTATGGGCTGATGGTGGAACTATAACTACTGTAGGTGGTGAGCCTCAAAGAGCAACCTTACAGATACGTGCAAGGTCTACTAATAATCCTGGAGAGTTAGCTTACTTAACAACACCTGAAGATAATACACAAACAGGATCTAAAGCAAACAAGTTAACTGTAAATGATTTTACTGTTGCAAGTTCTTATAAAACTGATGTTCGTATTACAGGTCGTTTCTTAAACTACAGAGTTGATGACGCAGCTGCAGATACTAGTAGCAGTTATACAGGTAGTAATATAAAAGCATGGAACATATCTGGTATGCAGTTAGGTGTTCTGAAAGGAGGCATTAAGTAATGTCAATTCAAAACCCCCCTATTACAGAAGAACCTGCTTTAGATTTTACATTGCTTGAAATGGTTAGATTACTTAATGACCTTGAACAACAAAATATAAAGTTGCTTAAAGATATTAGAGAGTCTACTGACTTTGCTGATTTGCAATCAAAGGTAAACCAACAATGATAAAACTTATAGAGGACAATGACGTATTTGAAGCTATTAAGCTTATGAATAAGTCAACTGAAGAAAACACATATGGTGGATACGAAAGAAACGAAGCCATATGGATTTCTTTTTTCTTAAATATTGTAGCTAAACAAAAAGAAAATAATCCACATTATATAGCTATTGGTGATTATAAAAACAATAAACTTATTGGGTTTCTTTTAGCTTCTACATTTAAAAGTTATTATAATAACATGTATACTATGGATGTTAAGGATTGTATTGTAGATAAAGATACAGCAACTCCTTTTACTGTAACTAAATTATTCGATTCAATGATCAATCATGTAAAGATTCATGGTGGTTCACGATGGAGAGCAGACTCTATTCGGATGATAGAACATTCAGAAAACTATGTTAATTTACTAAAGTTAAAATACGGTGCAGAGGCTTACTACTCAGCACATGGTATTATAAATCAGGAGAGTGCAAATGGGTAGTGGCGGTGGAAATACACAAACACAGGTATCGGGGATACCAGAAGAATTTAAACCTCAAGTAAAAGAAGGTTTGGATATTAACTTAGCAAGACTTAGGGATACACAAAGAGACCCTAGTCAATTAGTCGCAGGTCTTAATGAGCCACAACAACGTGCTCTTTCTTACCAACAACAACTAGGTGAACAAGCTGTTCGTGGCACTGGTATATATGATACTCGTGGCGCAGAAGAACGTGCTCTTAAAAACCTTATGGGTTCCTCTCTTGGAATGGCCTCAGGCGCTGGATCATTAGGATCTGCACGTAGTCAAGCAGCAATGCAAGGTGCGTTAGCGAATCGTGCTGGTCAATACCAATCAGACCGTCAAGCAATGGCTGGTATGGGTGTTGATCAAATTGGTCAAGCTGGTACTACATTCCAACAACAGGCACAAAAAGAAGCTGAAGCTAAAGATACATCTCTTTCTAACTTCTTTGCTAATCTTGCAGGTGCTGGTTCAGAAACTAAAACTACTAGTAGTGGAGGTAAGTAATGGCTGTTCAAGTTGCTCAAAGTATGAACAAAGCTAGAAGGGATCCTTTAAGATATCAAGCAGGTCCAATGTCTGGCAGACCACAAGACCCTACATTAGAACAACAAGCTGCTGCTATAGCAAAAAAGAAAGCTATGGAAAAAGGTGAAGAGTTTGCAATGCCTATGTTTGAAAACACTTTGGCTAAAATTAAAACTGCATTCTCTCCTACTTCAACAGCAACATCTGCTGCTCCAATCGCAGAAGGTGCAACAATGGCTGAGGTAGCTGCAGGTGCAGGTGGTAACGCTATTGGTACTGTTGGTACTGGGTTAACTGAAGCTGCTGCTGCTAACGCTGCTACAGGGGCTACTGGCTCAGGTATGATGGCTGGTCTTAGTGCTTTTGCACCGTATTTAATTGGTGGTTACTTTGGTGGTAAGGCTCTTGGTTTGTTTAATAAAGGTGGGTTTGTAAAAGGACCATTACATGCTGCTGGAGGATCAAGAGTTTTTAGAAGGGGATCACACTCATCTGGTTCTGGTTCTTCTTCTCCAAGTTATGCTAAAAAAGACTTAGTAGTGCCAGAGGAATTTAGAAAAAACAACATACTTGAAGGTCTAAGAAAATCAATGGAAGCTTTTGAAAAAAATCAAGATGTATCTTATAGACAATTTGGTGGTCCGTTATCCAAAGTACGCTATAAACAATCAGGTGGACCTGTCAATGAAGAGATTGAAGTATCCTACGGTGGACCTTTATCTAAAGGAGTTTAACTATGGCAATACCATATCAGCCAACTTTTTCACTCAACCCTAAAACAGGGTTTAGATATTCTACACAACCTTTTGTACCACCACAGCAACCAATTAATGCACCACCCCCTCTTGGGTTAGATGGAAGCTCTGCTGCTCCTCCACCTGTTATGGGTGGTCAACAAGGTCCAGCTTATGCTAATGATCCTTTTGGTGGTGGTGATAATTATCAACCAAATCAAAATCAAGCACGTATTAATCAAGCACAGTCTTATGGTTACACAAAAGGTGTTCAAAATCCTGCAGGTATTGTAAGGGGTTTTCCTGTTATTGGTAATTTTATGGCTGACTCTTTAAGCATGGGTCAAGATTCTAAATATACATATGGTAATCCAGGAACTTATGATAACGCTGGTAATGTGTTTTCTGATGACGGAAGGGCATATGATCCAATTACAGGAAAACCCGCACAATCTTATGCTAGGATGACAGGAGAAAACTCTTGGTTAGGTAATGCTTATGGTATAGGAACTGAGGAAGGGATTGGTGGTCCAAGTAGTAGTTATGGTAAATTAAGGGGTGCTGGAGAAAATGTTATTAGTTCTGCATTAGGTAGTTATGATAACTCTGTCTATAAACAAATGGATATGAATCCAGGATTAACATTACAAGGTGCAAGGCAGTCTCGTAGAATGGGGGCAAACTCTCCTATTCAAAACTTTGCTAATACTCTTACAGAAAACACTCTTAATGCTAGAAATGATGAGTTTGGTAATATACCAGATGGTCCTGTATGGGGCACAAGACCTGGAGATTATGTTCAATCAGATCAAGGGCCGTTAATGGTTAGTGATGGTGGTCAACTTAAAGGACCAAACGGTACAACAGTTATGATTGACGGTGTTAGTTTTGTTAATGCTAATGTTACTAAACCAGAAACACTTACTAGAGAGCAGCGGGTAACCTTAGCAGAACGTACTAACCCTAACCCTAATACAATAGCTGGATGGCATAGTGGAAATCAAAGAGGTACTTGTTTTCCTGAGGGAACTCAAATCTCTATGGCTAATGACACAACAAAGAATATCGAAGATATCCAAGTTGGTGATAAAGTGTTGGCCTTTGGTGAAGACAGTAAGATTGTTGAAGATGAAGTCACTAAGGTACACGAACATACCCTTAATGAGTGTTGTTCAGATTCTCTTGTTAAAGTCACACTGTCAAATGATAAAGAGTTTACGGTAACATCTAATCACCCATTCTATATGCCTGAGCATAATGGATTTAAATGGATTGGTCTGTTTGAAAAAGGTGAGCTAGTAATGACTAAAGATGGGATGATGTATCCTGTATCTTCTATTGAAACCTTAGATAGTAATAAGCAGACAGTATATAACTTTGAAGTTAAAAACACACACACCTATATTGCTGAAGATCTTAGAGTCCACAACGGAAGTGGTGAAGATAGTGCTGGTAACGATAATGTAGATAGAAGTAATCCAAATGCAATGGCATCTAGAGAAAAATCATTTGCTGAATCTAAAGGATATGGTTCTACAGGGAGACCTGATGATACTGGTAAATCTATGGATCAATTTGCAAGAGATGCTAGTGCAGGAATGTTTAGCTCTGAGCAACGTGCTGAAGCTGATGCACTAAGTCAACAAATGGGATCTGGTAGAACTGATGCGGAAATAGGCGCGGGTGCTGGTGATTATGTAAGTTCAGACCCATCTCCATTTTCTAAAGGTGGTGCAGATACACCTGTTACTGATTTAACAGTTGGAGACATGCTAGGTGAAGGTGTAAACACAACCATGTCAGGTCCTTTAAGTGTAACAAATTTCAACAATACAGTAAAATAAGGAGGTAAGTAATGAAGCTTAAAAGTTATACTAATAAAGATCGTTACGGCAACATGACCTCCTTTGAGTTTTATGAAGATTCAAATGTACCTATGATGGAAGGTATACCTGATCATCCAGGGAACCCTAAGGGAACTGACACAGTACCTGCATGGTTAACCCCAGGTGAGTTTGTAATGAACGCTGAAGCTACTCGTATGTTTGAGCCACAGATAGAGCAAATGAACAACGCTGGTCGTGCTATGCAAGCACAACAGGGTGGTACAATCCCAGAGTATGCTGCACATGGTGGTCAAATGCCAGCAGCCAACATAGATGGTAATGAGTTTGCTAAAGCAGCAATAGCAGTGGGGCTACCTACAGATAATGCTACGTTAAACAAACTAGTTAATTTAGTTAATCAAGGAATGAGTGTTCAAGAAGCAGCAAAAAGAATTGCTAATGTTCCACAGTATGAAGCTAATGGTGGTCCTGTGTATATGAACCAAGGCGGTAGTTGGTTAGACAGCTTGTTAGGTATGTTTGCTAATAAAGTTTTACCAGAAATGCCAGATGCAACCCAAGGTGCAATACCACCATCAGACACTAGTCGTGATGAACGTGTTGCTGCTTTGATTGAAGCTGCAAAAACCGATGGTCCAACTAGACCAGATCCAACTATGTCTAATAAGATGTATATGGATTTTCTTAAAGACAAAGAAGGGTTTCGGAATGAAGCGTATCTTGACTCTGCAGGTGTCCCAACAATTGGTTATGGGTTCACTGAAGGTGTTAAGATGGGTGATACTATTTCTGAAAAAGAAGCTAATAAAAGGCTTCTTAAAGAAATGGCTAGGACTGATCAAGACTATAACAGATTAGTTACTGCTGATCTTAACCCTAACCAACAAGCTGCTGTTAAGTCACTACTATATAATATTGGTGGCCCACAGTTTGCTAATAGTAAAGCTCGTGCGGCTCTTAATGCGGGTGACTTTGAGTCCTTTAAAAAAGAAGCTGCAGAGTTTCGTATGGCTAATGGTAAGGTAATCCCAGGATTAGAAAACCGTAGGCGTGATGAGCTAGAGTTGTTTGATACACCTTCTAGAACAGCTAAAGAAATCTTTGATGAAAGAATCCCTGATCTTCAAGGAAAGGCTAATGAAAGAACTTCTGCTGAAGAGTTCTCTGGTACTGGCACTGCACCTAGAACAGCCAAGGAAGTCTTTGATGAAAGAATCCCTGCACTAAGAGATAAAGTAGATGAAAAAAACTTAACCATACCTGACGAACTTACTGGCTCAGAAATGGGTCGTAGGCGTACAGCACAAGAAGTGTTTGACAGTAGGATCCCTGCATTACAAAGTAGAGTAAATGACAGAACTGCTGCAGAAGAGTTTTCTGGTACTGGTACTGCACCTAGAACAGCGCAAGAGATATTTAATGAAAGGATTCCTGCACTACAATCTAAGGTAGCTGAAAAAAACCTATCTATACCTGATGAACTTAGTGGTCCAGAAATGGGTCGTGGTCGAACACGAAAAGAAATATTTGACAGTAGAATACCTGCATTACAGAACATGGCTAATCCAGAAGCTAACGAGATGCTACAAGCTAGTGAGTTTGAAGGGTTAGGTGGTGTTCCACCAATGGATGGTGTTCCTCCAATTGATTTTAGTCAATACTCAGATGGTCCTTTTGGTCCTAGAGTCCCTGATGCAATTGGTCCACGTAGTGAAGATCAACAAATCAGAGATGAAGTATTACTTGAGGGAACTACTGAAACTGCAAGGGATAATCAACCAATGCCTGTAGATCCAGGACTTCTTGCTGCAGTTGAAGCACAAAAGCCAGATTCAAAAGCTGAAGTTTTAGGAATGGAAGACGAGTACGACACACCTCCTCATATGCAAACTCCAAAAATGTATGGAAAACGTGATTATGGTGCTGATATTATTTATGATTCTTTAGGTAATCCTCAAGCAGTTAATCCAAATCGAATTGATCCTGCAATTATGGAAAGGCTTAATAAAAGACTTGCTGGTGTTGAAAGTCCTAAGATTTCTCAACAACAATATGATAATTTAAAAACTGAGTTTGATGCGGCTGTTGCTCAAGATGCAGCACATAAACAATCTTTAATAGATCGTAAATCAGATAAAAAATTCTCTGAAGAAGTAGCAGAAAATGCTAGAGTTGCAACACTTCAAAATCGTAGAGAAGAACTAAAAGATAATCCAGCAGCCCAAGCAGCTATTGATAAAGAACTGGGGGTAGTCCCTCCAGGATCTCGTGGATCTGGAGAGTTTCTAGATGATGGTTCAGGTAGACGCACTCCTCCTCCTATTGACGCACCGCCTAAAACAGACTCCTCTGTAACAGGTATGGAAAATGAATACGATGAAGAGTTAGATTCTACAACTCAAACTATAATTGATCGTATTATTGCTGATGAAAACTTTAAGGATGATGGAACAACATCTGGTCAAACTGAAGACAGTGCTATTAAAACTGGAGAAAATGCTGATCCTAAAGATGTAAGCAAGGCTGAGTCTTTCTTATCAGATATCTTTGGTGACCTTTTTGATAAAGACGAACTTAAACGTATGGCTATTATGTATGTTGGTTCTCGTATGATGGGTGGATCTCATAACGGCTCTATGAACTTTGCTGCTAAACAATACGTATCACGTGTTGATAAGAAGGTAGCGACTAAGAAAGCTGAAGAGAAAGCCTTAGCTGAAGAGAAACGTCTTGATAAAAAGGCATTAGCTAAAGAGCGTAGGCAACTGGTTGATGATCTTATTAAATCAGATAAAAGAACACCAGAATCAATTGCTGCTTTTGAAAAATCTGGTGATCCTAGAGATCTTGTAACTAAACCTGTTCTTACTAAGCCTCCTATTCGTACAGGCACAGTAAAAACTTTCTATGATAAAGGTGGAAGAGGTAAGGTTACTGCTGTTGAAATGAAAGATGATAATGGAAACATCTTTTATGTAAACTCTCAAGGTAAACAACTTAATCCTTTTGCTTTTCATCAAGATGAATCTTTAGTTCCAAACACTCAAAAGTATATTGATAGAGAGCTAAAGATTGGTAAACAAATGGGTGAGGCTCTTGAAGACTTAATTAAACGCGATACTGTTGTAGTTAATGGTAAGGAAGTAAAACCTGTTGGGTTTGCTCCTGGGTCTCAAGGGATTGAAGTAGCTCGTTGGATGAATAGAAATAACATACCTGTAAACTACATGGGTAGTATTCTTGAATCCGCATATGCAGCTGCTGCAGCAGAACAGAAAGCAACTGGTGATAAGGTTACCAACATTACTTCATATCTTGACAAAGCGTTTATTGATCGTATCCCAGGAAATGAAGGTATCTTTACACGTGAAGATGGAGAGCGCGTTGACTCAGGAAAGGTAATGAACCTTATTGGTCAAGGTGTTTCTATCCTTAGATCAAAACCTGGGCAAGAAAGTAAGTCTGATGAACAACTTCAGAATGATATGCTTGCTGAAATGCGTAAAGAATGGTTTGCTCTTGATGATAAAGTCCGTGGTGAATATAACACCAAGGGTACTAATGAGGGTGAAACAGGCTTTATGGTATTTATGCAACAGCAGATTGCTAAAGATGTAAAACAATCTTAACATAGTAAGGAGAATAGTATGTCAATATTCGATAGGATTGCTGAGAAGCCTTCTAATTTTATTGAAGGCACTAACATGTCCCTTTTGGATGGAGATACTGCTGTAGATAACGACACTGGTGAAAAATACAGACTTGCCAGTGTCGATACTGCAGAGATTGATCGCTATGTTGGTGGTGAGTTTCAAGCAGGTACTGCAGGTGGTTCAACATCAACAGCGGAAGTCTCTAAACTTATGAATGAGTTTGGATATAATAATGTAAAGCCTAGACTAGATGAGAATGGAGAGATCTTAAGAGACCCAAATGGTCGTATTATTGCTGACTTTGTTAATGATCAAGGTGAAACATTTTCTAGTCGTTTACTAGCTGAGGGTGTTCTTAAACCTACAAAGTGGTCTTCTAATATTGAAGCAGATATCTATCAACTTGGTCAACTTAGAAGGGATCAAAAGAACCTTCAAGAAATGGATCTTGAAAATGCACCTACCGAATCTTCATGGGATCTTGCTCGTACAAACATTGAAGAAGCTATGCGTAAAGAGGGCTTTCGTCAATATGGTCTAAAGAAGGTTGCCCACAATGAAGAAGAACTAGCTCGTGCTCAAGCGTCTGGTGTGTCCAGTTACTATGACATGAACAGGGTTGCAAGTAGAGCTAAGGATAGGACACTTCTTAATGAAGCCCTTAACCCTTACTCTGATTCATGGGAACAAGCTTGGATTGGTGTAGATGAAGCTATGGCTGGTCTTCAAAACATGTGGGGTGATCTTACAGATAACGAGTATCATTCCCGTGTAGGCAAGATGGGTGTTGAACGCAATCGCAGAAGACTTGCAGAGTATGGAACTCGTATTGTTGATTGGCGTGATGTAGATGATATCTCTAGTGGTATTGATTATGTTGTTAACAATGCTGCTATGTCCCTTCCATATATGATGATTGCTGCAGGATCTGCTTTAGCTGCTCCTCTTGTAGGCACTGTTGCAGGTGTTGCTGGTGCAGGTGCTGCTGTAACAGGTGCTGTAACGCTAGGGGCTAGTATGCTTGCACCCTCTGCTATTTATGCAGGTCAAACTTATAATGAAATGGAAGGTGAAAAGAATATTGGTGTTGCTGTAACTTCTGGTATTCTTCAAGGTACTCTTGATCGTATTGGTGTTGGTCTTATATTTAAAACTGGTACGCCAAGTAAAGAAGTTCTTAACAAAGCCTTAAAAGAATTAACAAAACCTATATCAGAAGGTGGTAAAGGGTTAGCTCCTGAAGCTGCACAAAAACTATTATCTAATGCTAGTAAAAAGACTATTGCTGATTTTACCAAAGATGCTGCTAATGCTGCTAAGTCACAGCTTACAGGTAAAGCTATCTTTAAAGATTTAGCAACTCGTGGAATTATTGGTGGTGCTGGTGAGGCAGTAACTGAAGGACTTCAAGAAGCAACCGCATACACTGCAGCTACTCTTGGTTCTGATAAGGTCTTTGACTATAACGAACTTACAGACAGGATGATTGATGGTGCTATTGCAGGTGGTGTTCTTGGTACATCTTTTTCAGCCCCAGGAGCCGCTGTTAACGCAGGGATCTGGGCAGACATTGCAGTACGTCAAGCACCAGCAGACGCTAAAAGACTTTCTGATGCTGGTCGATACGCTGAAGAAGAACGTGCTAGAAGTTCTGATAATCGTATTATTTCTATTGAAGAAGGATTAGATAATATATATGATGGAACTCAACCAACTGAAACTGTAGATCGTGAAACAGGTGAGATAACAGAATACGATGGTAACTACTTTGAACCCTTAGACATACGAGAACAAGAACATAAAGGTAAAAAGGTAGACCGTAGCATTGGGCAATCAATTGCTGCAGGACTAGCTAAGCTTCCTAAGTTTTGGAGAGGCTCTGTTAATTACTTATTTCCTGATGAGGTTCTTGATAAGTCAAGGGCCGCTAGGTTCTTAAAAGAATCAATGGGTGGTGGTCTTCAAAAAGTGTTTAGTGGTAATGGGTTTGAAAACTTTAAGTTTAACCTAGTAGCTATATATAAAAACATGGTTCCAGAGCCATCAAGTTTTTACAGTATTTGGAATGATGGTAAAATATCCAGTGCTACAAGAAGAAAAGAAATAAGTAATGAAATATATTCTATTCTTCGTAGTGCAATTAACAATGAGACAAAAACATTCGATCCTTCTGTAATTGAAAACATGACTTTACCCCAACATAAAAAACAAGCACTTATTCTTTTAGGTTCTCAAATGAATGAGATGTCTGATACAATGCACAGAGATCAGAATGAGTACGTAAAACGTGAAGGTAAGGGGAAAGAGCTTGGTTATGTTGATAACTATCTTTTAAGATTTAAATCTCTTGATAAGGTAGCTATTAAAAAGAATCGTGCAGGTTTTGAAGCAGCCCTCCAACAAGAGGCTAACCTTAGTGTTCCTCAAGCTAAAGAACTAACTGATCAGATTTTAGATAATCCTGAGGTAAATGATCTTAGTTTACTTGATGATAGTTTTTCTGTAACTAAAGGGGGTATTGTTCCTACAGCACATAGAGAAAGAACTCTTGGGTTGTCTGAAAAGGATGCTTTTAATGAGTTTATGGAGCAAGACATCTTTTCTAACATGTCTACTGCTGCTAAGTCTGCTGCACGTTTTGTAACACATCGTAAATACATTGGTAAGAATGGTGAAATCCTATCAGCACAATTGCAACAGATGGAAAATGAAGGTGTTCCTAGAGAAAAAGTAAATGAAATAGCTATGGGCCTTAAAGATTTTCTAGATGCTGAATCAGGAAACTATAAACGCCCAACAAGTAAAGATGGTAAGTTAGCAGTTGGAATCCAAAAGAACCTTATGTTTGTTACAACAATAGCAACTCTAGGTCTTGCCACAGTAGCTTCTATTGTAGAGCTTGCGTTAGCAGGTCGTGCTCTTACGGCAGAACAAATATATGGTCGTAAGGGGGCTACGTCTGGTGATACAAGCTTAGCATCTTTTGGTAAAGAATTAGCAAAGGTTATTTCAGATGCTGTTAGATTTGCAGGGAATACTGCTGTTCTTAAAGATCCAGGAGTAACCAGTGAGTCACGTGGTCAAGAACTAATACGTAGTCTTGGCTATTATGAATGGGATGTTGGTGCTGCTACAGTTACTGGTGTTACAGAAATGAACCCAGTGCATGAAAAGTACTATAAGTTGTTCTTTAAAATGACAGGTCTTACAGGTTGGACAAATATGACTCGTGCAATTCGTGGGTCTATTGCTGCTGATTATATGTTTGATCATACAAGAACTATATCTGAATACAGAAATAGAGGTGGTGAAAAAACAAATGAAGTACAAGAAGCAGAAGAAGCCTTAAGAAACATTGGTGTTAATGTTGATGATGCTGTTGAAGTTTTTCAAGCAGATCAAAGAACAGACCCAAACTCTGCTTTGTCTCCAGAGTTAGAGGCAAAACGTGAAGCCAATATGAGAACAGGTGCGTTTAATTTTATTAATGACGCTGTTGCTTTACCTATGGTGGCTAACAGACCAATGATATATCAAGACCCAAGGTTTGCTTTGTTCACACAGTTTCAAGGATTTATTGCTACATTCACAGCTAATCATATCCCTAAGTTATGGGGTGAGTATGTTAAACGTGGTACTCCTTCAATGAAGTACAATGCTTTTGCTATTATGTGTACAATGATTATGCTTGGGTTTGCATCTCAATATCTTAAAGACTTGATTAAGTTTGGAGATAGAGATGAAGATGAGTTGAAAACACTTGGTAATCCATACCTTGATACAGGTGAGTATATGCAACGTGGTATACGTGCGTCTGGATTGATGGGTGTTGGAGAACGTGTCTTTGATCAGTTCTTTCCTTTGTATGAA